GGGCCTCAGACAGAGGCATACTTCACTGAGGCTGACGAGCTATTCTATGGTGGTTCAGCAGGGGGCGGAAAGAGCGCATTAATCAATGGTTTAGCAATCAATGAGCATGGCAGGTCATTAATACTAAGGCAGTTCAGAGACGATGCTAAGAAGTTAGCCGAGGCTGAGCTAATCGGTATGATCCTTAATGGTAATAAGGACGGATGGAATGGATCAGATCTTATTTATCGAGGAAGTAATTATATTCAGTATGGAGGCTGTGATCACGAAGACGATAAGCAACGTTTTAAAGGCGATCCACACGATTTGATCTGTGTCGGATTTGGAACACCTGTATTAATGGCTGATGGATCATATAAGGCTATAAACGAGTTAGTTTCAGGCGATATGCTGCAAACGTTAGAGGGGCCAAAGCCTTTAGAGAGGGTTTATAGAAGGCAAAGAAAACCATGCGTGAAGATTTCTGTATACGATTCTCATGGAGTGGTTATTGCCGAGCAAATACAATCAACCACTCATGATGTTATGACTAACCACGGATGGACTTCGGCGGCCTCCCTGGGCGCTGTTTGTGAACCCATTCAATGCCGTGATGCTTGCACGCTTTCAGGATGGTTATTGCCGAGATATGAGTCTCTTTTGCGGCATCTTTCAGGGAGTATTTATTACTTAGCGCGAATGGTCGGATTATATTGGCGGTTGCCTCCGAATCGATTCTGTTTGGTGGAGAGCGCTTTCTGTCAGCAAGAAGATTCTCATGGTGTCGCCTCAGTGTCATATGAGTGCAGCCAAGATGTTCGGCGGCCTCCTTTATTGTTCGGCCATCTAAAGCGCTTAACACGTCACCTTCTGCATAAATTTTCTTTTTTGATTCGTTCATCGCTTTCGCGTGAAGAGACCTGTGCTCAGAATTCGTTAAAACTTCAAGATTTCTTAAAGCGTTATTCGTTTTGCATTCGTCAATATGGTGCACGCACTCAGAGATTTTTGAGTTCTTTGATTGGATTAGAGGTCGTCCAACAATGTCTTCTCCAATTAGTCGATGTTGCGCAACCCACCCCCAGCCATTTGCAAGGCGGTGATGCGGGTGATACTCAAAGATGTAACCGTTTACGAGGCACGTATCTCCACCCTTATACGAAGGAAAAACGTTTAATTCATGAATCTTGTTCGTTACTCGACGCGGCATTTGAAGTCTCCAGTGTTGGTGTTTGTGATGTTTACGATATTCAGGTCAATGAAGTAAACCACTATATCACAAAAGGTGGGTTCATAAATAAAAACTGTTTTGATGAAGTAACCGATTTTAGCGAAACACAATACAGGTTTATTTGCATATGGAACCGATCTGCTAAGCCAGATCAGCGGTGCCGAATAGTTGCCACTGGCAACCCTCCTACAACGGCTGCGGGCCTGTGGGTTGTACGACGCTGGGCAGCTTGGCTTGATCCGAATCACTCTAATCCAGCAAAGGCTGGTGAGTTACGCTGGTATGTTGTAGGCCCTAACGATGAGGATATCGAGGTGGATAATATTGGTCCACATGAGTTCGAATGGTCTCCTAAGCCAATAATGGCAAGATCAAGAACGTTTATTCCTGCTAAATTACAGGATAATCCTGATTTAATGGATGATGGGCATTATGAAACCATGCTCGATTCCCTACCTAAAGATCTACGTGATGCATATAGAGACGGTCAGTTTAAGATAGTTTTAGAAGACAACCCTAAGCAGTTAATTCCTGCATCATGGGTTAAAGCTGCACAAGATAGATGGACTGATGCACCACCAGATGGTGTGCCTATGTGTTCAATAGGTGTTGATGTTGCGCAAGGCGGTAAGGACGAAAATGTACTCGCTCCTAGATATGATGGATGGTACGCGCCACTTAAGAAGATACCTGGTAAAGACACCCCTTTGGGAACTGATTTACTTGGCCCGATAATGTCTATACGTCGAGATAATGCGAAGATCATTCTTGATGTTGGGGGTGGATATGGTAGTGATACTTATAAAGCATGCATTGACAACAGTATCCCAGTAACACCTCACAAGGGTGCCAAAGGATCACACAAGAAATCTGAATGCGGTCTTTATGGGTTCGCGAATTATCGAGCAGAAGTCTATTATAGGTTCAAGGAAGCCCTTAATCCGGCTAGGCCGGGTGGTTCAAGAATAGCATTACCACCAGATACAACTCTATTCGCTGACTTAACAGCTATATTATTCACCGTTGAGAAATCTCCACAAGGCTTGATGATTAAATTGGAGCCAAAGGATAAGCTTTGCTCCAGAATTGGCCGCTCTCCTGACTGTGGTGATCCAGTGGTAAACGCTTGGAGTGACGGCGATAAGATCGAAAATTCCTACTCGACTTGGGAAAATAATCGTACTAGTGGTAGAATGAAGCAAACAGTCGCAATAATGAGTAACAGACGCAAGCGGAGATTTTAACATGGCAGGTGCAAAGAAGACGTTTAAAAAGGTTATTGAAACTCACAAGAAGCAACTCAAATCAGCGCACGATCCAAGCTTGAAGAATCAAGCGAAAACATTTGATCCTACACGCCTAGCTAAAGAGGCGGTTGGTGATGTAGGAGATACCTTTACTCCAGAAATACCTGAACCGGAAGAGGAAACGATAATCCCTATTCCTAATGAGCAGACAGCGGAAACCCAAGCTAGAAAGCGAAGGGCTAGAAAGTCAACATCAGGCAGATCTAGCACTATTCTTACTGAGGGTCTAGGCGGGTGAATGAGGATATTAAGCAGCATATTGCGATAAGCGAGAAGCTCTTTTCTGATAAACTTACTCTCGACTCTCGCAACCAAGAGATTGCTGAGAATTTCTATATCGAGCGAGCGGACTTTACGGTAACTCGCGACATAGGGAATATCTTTGCGGATCATCTATTTACTAGTTATCCTCTGACAGCTAGTCGAGATCTGTCTGATCAAATGGGATCTATGCTGCGCCCTAAAAGTACCGCATGGTTTGGTATGGGTATGATCGATGATCGGCTTGAGGATCACGAGTCTAAGGAATGGATGCAGCACAAAGTATCCCTTATGCGCAGAGCTATGTATGATCCTAACTCTCATTTTCAAAGAGCCACCAAAGAGGGTGATCGGGATTACGTTAACTTCGGCAACTGTGTTTTATCAGTTATTCCTAATAAGGATCGTAACGGACTTCAGTATCGCAACTGGCATCTTAGAGATGTTGCGTGGAACGAGAATGCTGAAGGTTCTATTGAGGGTAAATACTGTAAACGTAAATATACAATCAGGCAGCTGAAAGAGTTATTTGGTGAAAGCTGCCATGATAGCGTTAAGAATGCACACTCCAAGGATTCAATGAAGGAAATCAAGTGCCTTCATGTGGTTATACCGAACAGCCAGTACGGTATTAATACGAAGCTTAAGAATATATCCATATTTATAGATCTTGATAATAATCACCCGATGGAGCAAACACCTATTGGAACTAATTATTACATTATCCCTCGATGGGCGACTATATCCGGATCGCAATACGCTTATTCCCCCGCGATGATTGCAGCATTACCGGACGCTAGATTGTTTCAAGATATGACTCGAATCCTATTAGAGGCTGGAGAGAAAGCTGTAGATCCGCCTATGATTGCCACACAGAACGCGGTTAGATCTGATATCAGTTTAATGGCTGGCGGTATTACTTACGTGGATGCTGATTATGATGAGCGATTAGGTAGCGCATTAAGGCCTTTGACAATCGATCGATCCGGTATTCCTCTTGGAATGGAGTTGGCTGATAGAACACAGCAGATGTTAGCTAAAGCCTTATATCTAGATAAGTTCACATTGCCAGTCTATAACGAAATGACCGCCTACGAGGCAGGTATTCGTGCGCAAGAACACATTCGTACAGTTATGCCTATCTTTGAGCCGATAGAGGAGGAATATAACGCACCTCTTTGCCAGGAGACTTTTGATGTAATGTGGTCAATGGGCTGGATGGGTAGTGTTTACGATATTCCTGAAGCATTGCAGCGCAATCCAGATTATCAATTTAAATTTATCTCTCCATTGTCGCAGTCTGAAGATCGTGCAGCTGTAGGTAGATTCCAAGCGATTAGCGAGATCATTAATGTTGCCGCTTCGATTAACCCATCATTCGTTTATAATGTGGACCTTGATAAGGCGGGCAGAGCTGCCATCCAAGGTGTAGGATCGACAGAAGAGTGGCTTAATGGTGAGGATGAGGTTGAAAGCGCTAAAGCAAGGGATGCGGATCAGGAAAGACTTCGGCAGGAAATGAATATGATATCTCAAGGTGCTGAAACTGTGGGTGCAGTGCAGGAAGTGTCGAATGGATGATCGCTCGTCACGCCCTGCTTACTGGATTGCTGACGCTAAATGGCAGGCGCAGAACAAAGAAAAGATTCGTGCTATTCAGGCCGTTTGGTCTGGCACTGCCAATGAGTCACAGCAGATGCTAGCTATTAGTTTTATTGTTGACGATTTGTGTGGTAGAGCTTCAAATCAGTTTTACCCTACCGAGCGTGACACGGCTTTCGCTCTAGGTAAGAAGTTTGTAGGCGACCACATTGCTGGCGCCATTAACGCCAATCTTGGCAAAATACAGGAACCCAAAACATGAGCGAAGATATTCTAGATAACCCTGCACCTAATGCAGGCCCTAGTGACGCACCTTCTAATATCACCGATACACCACCTAGTGATGTTACAGCAACTCAGACATGGCCAGATCAGTGGCGCCAAGAATTATCAGGCGGCGATGAAAAGCTAATGAAGCAGCTTGAGCGCTTTAATGGTGTTCCAGATTTACATAAATCATATCTTGAACTACAGACTAAGTTTTCTAGTCAGTCCAAAGTAATTAATAAGCCGGGTGAGGATGCCACGCCTGAGCAGTGGTCGGAATACCGTGAATCTATCGGAGTTCCTGAAACATCTGAAGGATATAATCTCGATTTTGAAGATGGAACTGTGATTGGCGAGGACTTTCAGCCACAAGTTGACGATTATTTAAAATTCGCACATGAGAGCAATGTTCCACCAGAATTAGTTAAAAGCACCATTGCTTGGCAAATGAATAATATACAAGCTCAACAGGAAGCCCTTAAAACGGCTAACGATGAAGCTCGTATTGAAGGTACTGCCGAGCTTCGATCAGAGTGGGGGGGTGAGTTCCAAGGCAATATAAATGCTGTTCATTCGCTATTTACTGAAGCTCCTGAAGGTACAATGGAACGGCTATTTAGCGGTGTTGGTGAGGACGGTTTGAAGTTCGCTAACAATCCTGATAATATCAGATGGTTGGTCAATTTAGCCAAACAGGTTAACCCGACCGCAACTCTAGTTCCTCCTGGCCCAGACCAAGCGGGGAGTATAGATGCAGAAATTGAAAAGATTCAAAAAATAATGAATTCTCCCGATAAATCGGAAAGCGATAAATATTGGAAGGATGACGCGATGCAAGCTAGGTTTGTGAAGCTTAACCAAGCAAAGCAAAGCAGATAAACCGTTTCACACGGCTCTATAGCGATTAAAGGTAAGCCCGAAAGGCAACCTTCCCTTTGGTCATGATAGATAACCCGTCATACGGATTAGCGCACGCAAGTGCAATTAATTTAACTGATTAGGATTACTATCATGGCTGAAACAGCATATACCATCCAGTACCGGAGTGAGTACATTCCGGGCTTCGAACAAAACAAATCCCTATTATCTGAGTGTGTAACTACCGAAAGCGTCATCAAAGGTAATACGGCTACATTCTTAGTGGCGGACTCTGGCGACGCAACTACCACTACGCGCGGTGTTAACGGTCGCATTCAGTCTCGCGGGGATAACCTTTCGCAACCATCTGCAACTTTGACAGAAGAGCATGATCTTGTTGAGAAAACGGGGTTTAACGTTTTTGCCTCACAAGGCGATCAGCGTCGAATCATGCAGGCTACATCATACGGTACAGTAGCTCGTAAGCAAGATAATCAAATCTTGACAGCGTTAAGTGCTGCAACTCAAACGCAAGGCGCAGCAGCTACCGCAACGCTTCGTATGTTTACTAGAGCCAAGGCTATTTTGGGCAACAACGCAGTTCCTAATGACGGGAATATTTGTTGTGTTATCTCGCCAGCTGCGCACGCGTATCTTATGGAAACCACAGAGTTCACCTCTGCGGATTATGTGAATGATAAGCATCTTGCAGGTGGCGCACCAAATATGTTTCGCTGGGCTGGAATGACATTTATTGAGCATCCGAACGTTAGCGGCATTGGTACGGCAGCTGAAACTCTTTACGTGTTCCACAAGTCAGCAATTGGCCACGCTATTGACACCTCTGGAATGCAGGTTTTTGCAGGCTACGATGAAGAGCAGGATTATTCGTGGGCTCGTTGCTCGATGTATATGGGCGCTAAATTATTGCAAAATTCTGGCGTTGTAAAAATCACACACGACGGCTCAGCTCTAGCAGCTGTATAACAGGAGATAAATAATGGCTTACGCAACTACAAACCCACCCAACATCATCGGAAACCCAGGAATGGGTAACGGTGGTTCTCTTTGGATGTACGCATCTACCGATGTTCATACTGACGTTGACGCCACTGATTATTTCAGTAATGGCGATGCATTAGGTATGAAGGTTAATGATGTTGTTATTGTAACTAAGACATCAGCAACAATTGGCACTACACTTCATACAGTAACAACTGTTACTTCCGGTGGTGCCGCTACAGTATCGGCTGCAATCTTGGCGTAATGTAGTATAATAACTCTGTCCTACCATCGGGATTTAGCGTTCCGGTGGTAGGAATTTAAGATAACCCAACATATGGCCCTTAATATGAGTAATGATTTAGAAACCGAAGTTAGACCAGATTCAAAGCCACACATTTTTAAAGCTAACGGCGACTTACAGTTGGCCGAATATGTTAGATCCGTTCATTATCTGTGGGTGCCACCAGGCGTCAATGTTGATCAGGTAATGGATTCCAAATGCTTCGTTCATATCGCTAATAAATTAAAACCTAACGATGAGATCATACTAAGATCAGAGGATGATGCTTTTTATGCGAAAGTCCTTGTTCGTGTTGTTCGTCATCTAGACGTTGTGGTGACTCTTTTAGAGCACTTTAAGATGAAAGATAAGGTTGATGGATCAGGTGATAGCGAGTACGACGTTAGCTACATTAATGGTCGATACAAGTGGGGATTTAAGCATAAAGGTGTTAATGATTGGATTGCGAAAGAATTCCAAACTCAAGAGGAGGCATTAATAGCCCTCAATGACCATAGGAAAGCATTAGCGGCATGACGACTCCAACCCAGTTAGCATTATATAATCAAGCACTTCGAATGGTTGGTGAGCCTACATTAACAGCGCTTACAGATAATAGACCTGAACGTTATGCTTTGGATGCTATATGGGATGAAGATCCGGTCAAGCAAATGTTGGAAGAATCTCAATGGACGTTTGCAACGCGAACACTTGAATGGAATTATGATGCTAGTGTTACGTCTGATTTTGGGTTTAAGTACGCTTTTACAAAACCTAGTAACTACGTTCGATCAGCAGCTATATGCTCCGACGAGTTCTTTCAAGAGCCCATCACGTCATTCGCTGACGAGAATAATTATTGGTTTTGTGAGTACGAAACCATTTATATTAAGTACGTATCCGATCATGACCAATTTGGTCGCGATTACTCCTTATGGCCTGAGCTTTTCCGTAATTGCGTAGCCACTAAAATGGCGTCGGAACTAGCTATAAGCCTAACTAAATCACAATCAAAAATGGATTCGTTAGATAAAAAGCTCAAAGGATACATTCGAGATGCTAAATCTCTAGACGCGATGAATCAACCAACCAAGTTCATGCCGCCGGGTAATTGGACTAGATCTAGACGGTCGTCAAATCGTAACTATCGTGGTACATTTTCAAACAGGTGATAAATAATGCCAAGGGAAAACAGGGGATTATTAGCATTTAACAGAGGCGTCATATCACCTCTAGCCCTAGCAAGGGTTGATCTTGACCGACTTCAATTATCAGCAGAAACACAAACTAACTGGATGCCTAGGGTTCTAGGTAGCATGATGCTTCGCCCTGGTTTAGAGTACATCTATGCAACCAAAGATAACTTAACGCCTCACCATATACCGTTTATAGCTGCTACCGATGACACGGCAATTATCGAGCTAACCAATACCGTTATGAGAGTTTCGGTTGATGAGACGTTAATAACTAGACCCTCGGTAACAGCGGCGGTGACTAACGGATTATTTACTTCAGATGTTACAAGCTGGACTGATGCAGATGAGTCTGGCGCTACATCATCATGGGTAACTGGCGGGTATTTAAATCTATTAGGTACGGGCACTAATGAGGCGTCTAGAACTCAGCAGGTTACAGTAAATGAGACCGGCACTGTACATGCATTAAGAATTATTATTCAAAGAGGCCCGGTCAAGGTTCGAATAGGATCGACAGCTACAGACGG